TGAGTATCTTCTGTCCGAATGAAATGTCTGCTGCTGATACTGCGGAGTTTTCAGCCACGAGTTCACCGGTTACTGCTGTATCATTGTCTGTAGGCATTGGGAGCGCGTTGCCGCCTGCGGTTCTGAGGATTGTTGCTCTGGACTGTCTGATTCCGCCATACCATTTCATTGCATCGGTGAGCGTATCGAAGAAACCCTGTGGCACAGTATATCCACCGGCTGATCCCGTACCGGCTGCCAGCGCTCTTGTTTCACCCGAGGTACCCTGCAGTATCAAACTTCTCTCTTCGCTGTTCAGTCCACCCATGCCAGTGATAAGATACTTTTTAAATGCTGATCTGTACTCTTCTCTCTGCATTACAGGTTTGTTTCTGTTTTCGTCCTTATGGTCCATGTCTGTTCTTCCAGCTCCTGAGGTTCCAAGGCTGTCTCTCATTTCTTTTTCGAGCTGTTTCTGACGCTCTTCGGTGTCGATCTGACCTTTTAAAATGTCAACATCACCCATTATTTTTCCATAAGAACCTTCCTCTTCTGGACTAAGACCTCTCCTTTCATTGTCTGCTTTGTCTAGAATAAATCTTCCCTGCTGCACAAGGTCAGCCCTTTTCTGCCTTAATTCGGCTATTTTATTCATGATATTACCTCCATTTTTTTATGAATTTATATAAAAACAAGCCCATAAAAGGCTTAATTGGTGCGGGTTATTGCATTTTTTCAGCTAATTCAAGATATTTACATTTTAATGCGGTACTTCTTGCGTGTTCCATGTCTCTTTTTTCTTCTTCTTTTTGCTTCAAAACATCAAGGCTTCTCTGTGAAACCATGCTCTGCGTTTGATCGTAGGCGGGATATGTCACCGGGGACACGTCGAAAAGGCGCTTACATTTCAGCAATGTGCGCACATAAATATCGTTCTGTTCGTCATATTCCCAACTATCACCATCGTTTTCATAGTCCACATTGAAAGCGAATGAGCTTTGGTTTATATCCCCTCTCTGCATGGATATTATGAGGTCGTTTGCATAGGTTGTTTCCGGCGGTGCGATCTCATACCTCAATCCAAATTCATCAACAGACAGTTTACAAGTCCCGCTTGCGGTCCTTCCAAGGACTAGATTTGCATCATGATTAATTAGCGCTCGTACATCATCATCAAGGCATCCATCAAAAAAACCAGGGTCTATCTGCTCGATGAAGCCTCCGAGATCGTTGCTTCGGCTATTGAACTTGGCGGCATAGCCGACAATCTTATTCTGGCCATCTTCGCTACTTCTGATTTCCACTTTCTCAGCTATTGTTCGGACTTCCCTGTCCGCTCTGGCTCTGCGTTCCTTCTCCATTCTTATCACCTCCCTTCGCGTTGATAGTTCCTGCAAGGTTCTTAGGGATCATGTTTCCATTGCACAAATACACACCGCCTTGTCCATCCGGCTGAGGGTTCATATCCTCCAGCTCTCTGACTTCGTCTGCGTTGAATATTCCATCTTGGATCATTAAGTGGTAGCCATTCATTCTTGTCTGGAAATCTCCACGAAGCAAAGCATCAACAGAAAACTTTGCATAGAATTTCTTTTTGTCGAGTGTGCTTATCAGATCTTTATAAATAGCCTGCTCCCACTTCACGAGCCATGGCATTAGGGAATATGTTACATACTCAAGCGACTTCTGCTCTATGTTGCTAAAAGTGGCTCCGTCAAAGTCCATGATCATATGCGGCGGTACATTAAAAAATCTCGCAATCTCAATCACTTGAAATTTGCGAGTTTCTAAAAACTGTGCGCTGTCCGGCGGTATGGTCAGCTGTGTAAATTTTAAGCCTTGCTCAAGGAATATAAGCCTTTGAGCGTTATTTAGGCCGGAGTAGTTCTCGTTAAAGGAAGCCTTGTATCGATTGTAAGACTCATCTGACATTCGACCAGGGTACTCAATTATGCCGCTTGCATTGGTTCCATTGCCGAAGAACTTAGCTCCGAAAGCCTCCGTTGCCATCCCCAATCCTATTGCTTCTCTCGCAAGTTCAATTGGCTTAAACGGACTGTCTGACGAAAAACCCATGCCCGGCAGGATGAACATATTCTCAGCTCTAATCACTGTTTCTCCGCTATCCGGCATCTGAACGAAATAAACTAGGTTCCTTGTCTCGGGATCTCTGTAGGGCCTCACCCTGTTCGAGGGTATAGGCCATAATGCTATTGGCTGACCAGCTCCGTTATATTCAATCTCCGCGTAAGCCTGCGGCATTAATAGCGCGTTGACCATCATGATTTGCCGGAATGTAAAACTCGACACTTCCGGGTTTGGCATATCATGAATGAGTGAGTATATCGGGTGGTACTCCGCCTTCTCCTTGCCGACCTTGAGCCGCTTATATAAAGGCAGTGGCAGCATTGCAATGCTTTCCGACAAAAGCCTTATACAAGCATAAACAGCAACCATTTTGACCGCTGTGTTTTCGTTGACATTTACTCCGGATTGCGTCGGACTGTCTATCCCAAGAACAAAGTTTCTAAGCCATAAAGGTGGGTATGCCAGATTAGCTCCGGTCGTGTCTCTTAGCTCTCTTTTAATTTTGTTTACAAGACCCATTTAATTTCTCACCTCCCTTCATCGCTTTTGGGTGGCCTAGGCGATAAAAGAAAAGCCAGCACTATTAATGCGGCTCCAACAAAAACAACTGCAGCTGGTTTATTGATTAAATAAATACCAACTGCAATTATTAAAATGCCCATAATCAGCATTAGATCACTCAGGCCAATATCGAATTTTAAATTAAACATTTTGTACCTCCTTCCGTTAGGCTCTTACTCCTCTTATGTCATAAACTGAACCACCCATGAATTCAAACTTAATTGCTACCGCCATTGCATTTATCAGTGCCACAGTTAAGTCGATTCGATCAATGGATTTATTTTTCATAGGCTTTATGTTTTCATTGCCATCCACAGCAATGTTTACATTTCCAAAGCACCATCTTGCCAGCGGGTTTTCTTCATGCTCCATCATTCCCGACTTCAAAAGTCGTTCAACTTCCTTCATAGCCGGCGACAATTGAGCCATGTTCTGTGCAACTTCGACAATATCCACACCCTCTGCCACAAGTCTTTGGGTGAGCATTCTGCTGTTCCATGGATCAGTTCCAAGATATTGAAAGTTGTATTGCTTGGAAAGTTGTAGGATTCTGGCTTCTACAAATCCATAGTCTATAACATTTCCAGGAGTCGCATGAAGATAGCCGCTGTTCACCCACCTGTCATAGGGAACCTTGTCACGTTTGATTCTCGCTTTCATGTTGTCCTCAGGTATCCATCCCTCTGAAATAAAAATCCACTTATTAATTCCGTCTTGCGGCGGAAATAAAAGAACCAACCCTGTAAGGTCGGTTGTAGTTGAAAGGTCAAGACCTGGATAGCACATTTTGCCTATCAGATCTGATTTATTTATTTTACTGATCGTTGTATCCCAAAGACTCAAAGGCAACCATCCTACCTGTTTCAGGGATACCCACTGGTTTAGCCTGAGCCACCTGAACAACTTCTCTTTCGCCGGTTCATTCCTCGCTCCTATGGCTTCCTGTCTGACGCTTTCAATATCTATCGTCACTCCAAGCGAAGGGTTGGCCATATACCAGGTCTTTTCATCAAAGATGTCAGCATCTTCCGGAGCACCATATATTTTCACAAACCAATACGGATCCTCGATTTCTCCATCCATGACCTTTCGTGCGTATTCATGCACCTCCCAGCCAATGGAGTTCTTATCTGGATCGTCACCCGCTGTTGTTATTACCCACCACAGCGGCTCCTTCCTAGCGGCTCCGGCTCCAAAGGTCATTACATCCCAGAGTTCCCTGTTGGGCTGAGCATGAAGCTCATCAAAGATAACAACAGTAGGGTTAATTCCATGCTTTGTGAAAGCCTCCGCTGAAAGTACCTTAAGGAAGGTCCCTGTACTTATGTTCTTAATATACTTTTTGCTGTCTGTAATTTTAATTATCTTCTGAAGCATTCTATCCTGCTCCACCATTTGCTTCACCGCATTATAGGTGAGCGAAGCCTGCTCCCGATCAGCTGCGCAGCAATAAATCTGGCCGCCCGGAGGGTCGCAAATCAGATGATAGATTGCAAGACCAGCTATTGTTGTTGTCTTGGAATTCTTCTTCGGAATCTCCAAATAAGCATACCTGTATTGCCTGTACCCATTATCATTGACTGTCCCGTAAATATTCCATATGATGTCGTGCTGCCATTTCATTAGAGTGAAGGGCTGACCGTAAAAGTCATCTGTGAGATGAAGAAGCTGCATAAATTCTATAACTTCGAGAGCCCTTGACTTATCATTCACCATTTCCGGTCCTTCTTTTTATGAATGAAGCCATAGGATCTCCTACCTCATCATTGCTCTTTGCCATCCCCACTCTGGCCCTAGAAACTGGATCAAGCAAGAGAATCTCTCCATACTTTTTTATTTGCATTGCAGCTTCATTGGCCACAGTGAGCCAGGGATTCTTCTTTGGTTTGCTCTGGTCCTGCTTATCTATGTAGACCTCAGTGGTTTTTCGCACGTTCAGCATAGCCTTTCTGTAGGTAACCAATGACTCGCAGTATATCTCGAGAGCATTGACATCCAGATCTGACAAAAGAGGCTTTTCAAACTCATTATAAAGTCTAACAATCCTCCTCCATTCCTTTTTTGCTCCATCGCTAAGGTGTGACGGGCATCGTAAAGCATTAGACTTGATCCGGGGTTCATTATCTTTTCGCCTATCAAGCTCTTCTTTGGTCAGCCTGTTTTTATCATTTGTCGCCTTCATAACGACGTATGGATATGCTTTTCTTCCAGCCATTGATGCACCGCCTTTCTGTTTATATTAATTATCCACAAATTTGTTTGTGTTTTTATCCACTAAAAAAGGAACCCTAAGGTTCCCTGTGGTTCGTGATTATGAATATTGTTTATTATTTACTATCATAGTTTAATTTGTATATCTAGGGAAATTAACATAATTAAAAACATTCGAATTAATGGTATTATTAATAGACGAAATCCGCAGTCTTAATATTTTTGCCTTTTTCATAGTTACATACCTGCATTCTTGTCATCTTGCCAGAGACCAAAGGTGTTCCCTTCAGTATCAATGCAGATTGACAAGTAACCCCAACCAGGTACAACCATTTTCGACTGGACTACTTTTCCACCCAGTTCGGTTACTTTCCTGCCGTATTCATCAATATCGTCGACCCCTATATAGGCAGAAATCCTTTGGGATGGATCCCCTCTTAAACCGAGGCCTCCACCTACACCTTTTTTCCCATCAAGATCTTGAGTTTCAATAAGGTAATAGTCCTTCATACCTGGTGGGCTCATAAAATTCCATCCAAACAATGCTGTATAAAATTTTTTTGCCCTCTCAGTATCATCCGTTGCAATGTCAAAATGAACGATTGTTGGCATAAAAATTACCTCCTTTTTTTGTGAATATTTAATTTACTTATATACCCCAACTTAGTTAAAGTCAATTATAATTTCGAGTGTTCTGTTTGGAGGTTTTTCATACTAAGATTATAGAGTATAAGAGACTTCTTTACTCAAATATAATCATTAGTTCATTATTTCTTACAAATCCGTCCTATCCTGATTAAATATCGGATGTGCTGCATATACACTACTTAATAAAGGAAGTGTCTAAACTTCCTTCTCAATCTTGATTCCAGTTCTGTGAAGTTTTCCGAAATGCCCTCCAGAAATCAGACCTTCTAGTTCCGCTGCACCATATATCAATATCTCTTCTGAATCTTCGTCAGTATCTACAAGCACAATGTCTTTGTCCCAACGTCCGGCTATAACATATATCTTGTTGCTGTTCCTTTTTATTAGATAGTCGCCTTTTTTCATACTCCTCAACTCCTCAACTCCTCAACCCCTTATCCCTTTGAAGTTGTAATTTCCTTTTCGTATTTAAACTTGATCTGCCTCCACAGCTTTCTTGTACTCTGGATCCTGCTTTTCCTTTTCGGCACATTCCGTGCAGATGCACTGCTCATTAAACATGCTCATTGTTCTACCTGCCTTAAGTTCTTGGTGACATCTGTCGCAAAATTTCT